TTCATCGGCAATATCAAGGAAGTGAGAGAGAAATGGAGCGAGTGGCTGGATGAAAACGGGGGACTCCCCGAATGGCCGGATTCTCCTCACTGGCTTGCACGGATGGGTATTGGTCAGAACGACCCTGCTCTGGCACAGAGCGGGGGAGAGAAAACGCCAACGAAGGAATCAAACTCATGAATCAGAATCAACTCAGAGACGACACAGAGCCCCGCTCTGTTGACCAGCAGCAGGCTTGTTCTGCATTGTTCGTGCCGCTGATGGCTCGCTACTACGATGCCTTTGAGCGCGGCGACAAGACGGAGGAACTGCGGCTCTACGGTCCTCGCTGGAATGAAAGGACGTGCCGCATCGGACGCGCTGTCACACTCTCGAAGGGTTATGGCAAAAAGCACCGGCTGCACGGAACGATATGGAAGTTCAAACGGCAGCATGGCAGCACATTCGGAAGCACCTACAAGGCGGCGATTATGGAGCGATACAAGACGCTCGACGTGTGGATCGCGTGCATCTCCATCGAACTCAAAGACCGATGCGCTCCGTGTGGCACCATGCGCGGCGAGAAGTGCTGGGGGCACTGCGTCGGGAGTATGCAGAACAGTGATTCTACAACCAAAGTCGCAGATTAACATCATGAAGACCACCAACCACCTCAAGCGGGAAACCTTGGCGCAATGCGTTGATTTGATTCGGTTTAGGCACTACGCGCTGGGCACGGAAAAGGATTACTGTCTAGTGATTGGTTCGTATATTGATTGGCTGGTGAAACATGGGCGTGATCTGCCGGATTCACGGGCACGGGTGGAGGCGTATTTGACGGCGATGGCGCATCGAGGCTGCGCGGCGTCCACGCAAAACAAGGCTTTTAACGCCCTGCTATTTCTCTATGAGCAGGTGAGGAAGGAAAAACTGCCGGAGATCCAGGCGCTGCGCGCCAAGCAATCCCGCCACAAGCGCACCGCGCTATCACGGGAGCAAACCTTAGCCCTCCTGAATGAGGTGAAGGATGTGGGTGGGTATCCGGTGCGTCTGGTGGCATGGATGCTTTACGGCTGTGGCTTACGGGTGACCGAACCGTTGAATCTGCGCATCAAAGACATCGACACTGCCGCGTGGCGGCTGACGCTGCGCGGTTGCAAAGGCGGCAAAGACCGCACAGTGATCTTGCCGGAAATTTTGCGACCGGCACTGGCGCGGCAGATCGAGTTTGCACGGGCAGTTTGGAAGAAAGACCGCGAGACGGATCTGCCGGTGGAGGTGCCAGGACTGTTGGCGCGGAAATATCCGAAGGCACCGCATGCGTGGCAATGGTTCTGGCTGTTTCCCGCGCATGCGCCATGCCAGCACCCAAGAACGAATGAAACGGTGCGCTGGCGCATGCATGAGGTCAATGTGCAGCGCGGGGTGAAAAAAGCGGCGGAGAAGCTGGGACTCGACGGTCTGGCGACTCCGCATGTGCTGCGGCATTGCTGCGCAACTCATATTCTCGACGCCGGTGGCAATGTGCGCGATGTGCAGAGCCTGCTAGGTCATGCCAGCCTGGAAACGACGATGATCTATGTGCATGGGGATGGCGAGCGGGTGCGCAGCCCGCTGGACGCACTGCCGCAGCATGCGCCGCCGAATTTGATTCCCTTCCACCCCAACCTCAACACCCAGCCCGCTCCTGAGCGGGCTTTTTTGTGCGCATGAAGTCCACCTGGTTCAGCCGCAAGGAGCACCATGTCTTTGCCCAATGCTTGCAGGACGCCCACCGCGGCAGCCGCAGCACGTGGGAGGCGTTCAGTGATTTCCTCACGCTCGCTTACCTGTCGCTCTCCCAAGCCGCTCACAAGCTGCGCACCGGGGCGCTCGATCCTGCGAAGGAGACCGAATACGAGCGCGTGCGCAAGACCTACAAGCACCCGGAGAAGTTCAGCGAGGCCTTCGCGCATGTGGTGATGGCGCTGGAAGTCTCCGCGTATGACTTCATCGGCACCGTGGCGGGGGAGTTGGAGATCCTCAACGAATGGCACGGCCAGTTCTTCACCCCGCAGCACGTCTGCGACCTCATGGCCCGCATGACCATGGGCGACAACCAACCCGACCCCGAACGCCGCCTGCGGATCTGCGAACCCGCGTGCGGCGCCGGGGCGATGTGCCTCGCTGTGGCCAACACGCTCAAAAGCCAAAACTTCGCGCCGTGGAACTACTGGATCACCGCCGTGGATGTGGATCCGAAGATGGCCATGGCCACCTACATCCAGCTCACGCTCTGCGGCGTGCCGGCCAATATCATCTGGGGCAACAGCCTCAGCCTGCAGGAGCACCGCAACGAGCCCACCATCGTCGGCATCCTGCACCCGATCCGTGAATCCACCACCGAACGCGCCGAAGCCGCCGCCCGCAGCGAGCAGGCCGAGCGCCAAAAAGCCATCGCCGCCAGCGCCGCCGCCCAGGCGGAACGCGAGGCGCGCATCGTGAAGAACAAAGGCCAACTCGACTTCGACTTCGCAGCTTAACCACGATACCGCTATGAAACCTCAAAACGAAGATGCCTGCGCCACCTGCAAAAACGCACGCGCACGCAGTCAGCACAACGTCGTGCTCTATCCCGGCAAGGCCATGGGCTTTTGCGCGAAGGACGGCATCGCTTTCCTACCGCTCGCCAAACCCGATCTCACGGCACCGATCAACACCTGCTGGGAGGCCAAATCATGACCATCGCTGAAAGCTGGCTGTTTGAAAGCAGCAGCAGCGCCAAGACCTACGAGACGCTGCGCTACGCGGATGGCAGCCTGTCCTGCAACTGCCCCGGCTGGACGCGGCGCACCACGGCGAGCGGTGAACGCTCCTGCAAACACACCCGGCTGGCGGAGTGCGGCCTGGCCGACCGCGAAGCGAAGAACCACCGCGATTACAACGCCTACTTCGCGCCGGAAGCGGCACCGATCAGCCCGCCTGTTCTCACGCCTTCACCTGTCACAACCTACCACCTGCCCAAACACCGCCGCGTTCTATGACCTCCGAAACTTACACCGTCGTTCAAGTCCAAGGTGGGAAGTTCCACCGACCCGCGCAAACCACGCACGCGCGAATGGATTGGTTCAAACCGATGCTCACCACCTGTGGGCGCACCATCACCCCATCAACGTGTTCCCCACCGAGGCGGAAACCCTCTCCTACTGCGGTGGAAACGACACTCATCTTTGCCGCACCTGCTTCCCATGAAAACCAAAGCCAAAGCCAAACCTACCGCTCCGACCCTCATCGCCGAGGGCAAACGCCAGCAGATCGATCCCAAGCTGATTGATCCGCATCCGCACAATCGCCAGATCACCCTGGAGTCCTGCCAGGGACTGGCGCAGTCGATGCGCAGCCACGGGCAGATCCAGCCGTCCACCGTGCGGCCACACCCGACCAAGAAGGGCCGCTTCCAGCTCGGCGCCGGGGCACGGCGCTGGACGGCGGCGAAGATCAACAACCAGCCGCTCGATTGCATCGTCCGCGCTTTGAGCGACGCGGAGATCGAGGCGATGCTGGCGGTGGAGAACCTGCAGCGGGAGAACCCTGAACCACGGGAGGAAGCGGCGCAGATCCGCCGCCTGTTCCAACTCCCCAGCAGCACGCCGCAGTCGGTGGCTGCCATGCTCGGCCGCCCTGACGCGTGGGTGAAGCGGCGCATGAAGCTGCTCGATCTGCTTGATCCGGTGCATGAGGCCTGGCAGGACCCCGACTCCAAACTGCACGGCCTGCCCATCGCCAGCATGGAGCTCATCGCCGCGCTGAGCAACGAGCTGCAAATGGACTTCCTGGAGGAGTTTGGCGAGGCCCACGACGCCTGCACCGCCGACGATGTGAAGCACTACATCAGCGGCATGGCCTGCTCCCTCAAGGACGCGACCTGGCTCGATAATCCGGCGACGTTTGTGCCCGGCTGTGGGCCCGGAGGCTGCGCCACCAGCAGCGCCGCCACCGACCTGTTCAGCAACACCGAATTCGCCGACGAGAAGCGCCTCAAGTGCGCCAACTGCCTCAATCCGGCCTGCTTCAACAAACGTGCCGCCCTGGCCCGCACCGATGCGTGGCAGAAGGCGCTGGCGAAGGCTCCGGCAGGCTACTACGCCACCACCGACGAATGTGGCGACGAAAAACGCCAGATCGCGCTGGCCGATGGCTCCACGCTCAAACTGCGCGCCAAATGGGACTTCCACGGCTGGAAAGCCTGCAAAAAGACCGATCCCAAGGCCAAACCCTTCCTGGAGGAGAGCAACCACGAGATCAAACTGACCTGGAAGGCCCCGCCCAAGGACGCGGAGACGATCCCCAAATCCAGCGCCGAAAGCAGCGTTAAAACGCCGGAAGAGAGCGTGCAGGCCAGCATCGACCGCGTGCAGGGCAAACGCTATGATCTAGTGCTGAAAGAGATGCGTGAGCACATGGAAACCGCCGCGCTGTCAGTGGCGTTCGACAACGCGCCACTGCACCTGCTGGCGCTGGCCCATGCGTTCGGCACGGTGCACTCGCGCATCTCGGTCGCTGAGGACATGACAAGCTACGCCGACATCGGCGAAGACGTGGAGGTGGAGGATCAGACGCCATGGCAGGCCTATCACGAAGGGCACACCCCGCAACAGGCCTCGCACACGATCACCGCCGTGTGGGCCAGCGTGCGCCGCGTGCTGAAAAAGCGGCTGCACGATCACACCTTCACCGATCGCAAAAGCGACCTCATCAAGCCGGAATTCGTGAGCGAAATGCTGGAAATCGCGAAACTGACCACCTTCGACTTCGCCGCTGCCTACCGCCGCGCCGCCACCGCGTGCAAACCGCCGGCCAGCTTGAAGCATCTGGATCCCGTGACCCTGCAGCCCACGAAACAGGCCTGATCATGCAACTTGAACTCGATTTGCGCAACCCACTGGCCTGCTTCCAACCTGGCTGTGAGGTGGTCTATGGCCGGTGGATTGGTGTCGTCGTCTTTCTACACCAAGACAGCGATCCCTGGCTATGCTGGGCACGGATTGTGCCGTTGCGCTGGAAGAACCCGGAAATCATCGGCAAGCGGCACTACCACCGTGACTACTGGAACGGCGAAATCACCTACCTGGACGGCTGCAAACCTGCGACACCCTCTCATCAGCCGCAAAACTACTCGTTGATCGGTTCAGGGCTGTGGAAAAGCCACCACCTTCCACTTCCGTCCGAATCGTCGATGAAGCCGGTTTTGAGTCGAAAAATCAGGCGTTCCACAAAGCATGGATAATGCAGTCTTTGGAAGAATCAGGCCAAAACCTTGCGTGCTGCTGTGGAACGCCCGAAAACGCGTGATTCCAGCGTTTTGAGGGCAGCCTTTGCAGCCTTGCGCTCATTTCCGGCTCTATGAAAACTCAGAACCAAGCCCCCGATTCCCGTTTGTTTTGACTCTACAAAGCCTGCTAAGGCTGCTAAGCCTGCTCTTTCACGTTCCACACACGCATTGACGGGCGTTCCACGACAGCAGCCTTTTTTGAAAGGCTGCGCCAGCCTGCTTAAGTTTTACTGCCGATTGACGCAGTGAGCGGCTGTGAAGTCGGATATTTTTACCAAAGCCATGATTATTCCCACCAGCCCCAACGACATGCCCAGCAAGTGGCACAATGACGAGCGCCAAATCCGCAACGCCCTCGTCACGCTCGATGAATTTCACTGCGTGGACATCCATTACGAGCGCGACTTCAGCGCCAGCGACGCCGCTGGAAAAAACATCGGCACCTGGGAGGTCTATCTGGAAACCAATGGCCGCCAAGTCAAAGCCAAGCACCCTGAGATCACCAACGCGCTCTGGTTTGCGCTGCAAATCTCCGAGGCCCAAACTGACGCAGCTTATCAGGCCCAGCAACAAGCCCGCACCGCCGCTCTGGCCAAGCTGACGCCCGCTGAAAAACAACTCCTCGGACTACGGTGACGAAAAAGCTGACCGATCTGAGCCAGCCAAACCGAGCGTCAACGAAGGAGTTTCAAAACTATGATCTGCCCAAAATGCTTTGAGAAAACCCGAGACTGCGAGTGCACGGAAAACCAAGTAACCGTGAGCACAGAGCGGCGCGTCCCGGCTGGCTCAGATTCGTGTCCAGCGCATGGTTGGCCGGCGTTACGGTGGACCGCAGAGAAACCCGCAGCGGCCGGGTGGTGGTGGGTTGGAAGCGACATTTTCAAGGCCGTTTTGAAGGTCGAAAAATCTTTCGTTACCGGGAATTTGGCCGTCTTCGAGGACGGCAAATGGCACGACGTGGATAGCGACTATTTCGGGGCTTGCCGGTGGGCGGGGCCGCTGCCCGAGCCAGAGAGCGCGTCGGACGCACCCACGACGGCCAACAGTGATTCTGCTAACCAGCGGTTAGCACAATGATCCGCACAATGGTTTACAGCGGCAGCGACTGCTGAAAGCCGCCGCCGGATTGCAGCAGGCCCGCGATGGCGGCCATGCCGATCTGCATGCGCTCGCAGGCCTCGTAGTGGTCGTCGGTGCGCTTCTGATACCAGACGTATTGACCGGTGCTGCGGCCTTCGGTGACGAAACGGCGGTCCCAGGCGGTGACCATGCGCTTGTAGTCGTGATCCTCATCGCGGGGGAGCTGCCAGTCGCCGAGATCGCCATACATCATCATAACCAACCGCTCACGCGTGGCGGGAGCGGAGAACAGCCAGAGCGGCACTTCCTGCACCCGGCCCTGCATGGCGGTGCCGAGGGCGGGATCGAACTTGGACATGGTCCAGATGGCTTTTTGGCCGTCGGGCTGGGTGAAGAAGTTCTTCTCCTCGCCACGCAGGGCTTTCCACAGCATGCCGGACTCGACGACGAGCTTGTAAATCTCGGCGGTGGAGTAGGCGGAATCGACGCCGACGCAGCGCGGATCCACTTTCCACTCGTTCATCAGCCGCACCAGGTCTTCACGCGTCCACACCTTCTCATGATGCAGCTTGCGCGATTTCCCATACTGGCCCCAGGCACGGATGGTGACGTAGTAGTGACGGCCGCCTTTGCCCTGGACGTCGATGGTCATGAAGCGGCGGACTTCCTCGGCCCATGGATCGCCGACGAGGTAGTCGCGTTCGCGGGCCTTGAGGAAGTCGTCCTCCTTGGCGAAGCGGTAGCGGTCGGCCCAGGTCTCGCCGCGGGTTTCATTGATGTGATCCTTGAGCGGGGTGTGATCGCCGTTTTTGAGGGCTTCATTGGCGCGCAGCCATTCCTTCAACTGCGTCTCCCACGAGGTGAAGTGCGGCAGCAAGGCATTCCAGGTGAAGGAGCGGTAGTCGGAGGGGGCCTTCGGATTGTAGGCAATCCAGCGGCCCGCGCGGCAGAAGTGTTTCCGATCCGTGCCGGAGGGGCGGATGTCGCGATGGGCATGGCCGCAGGATTCGCACTCGAAGTGAAGCGTTTTGCAGACCTCGTCCTCGTTCCAGCGGCCATTGGGGCAGGTGAGTTCGTTCTCGTCCCATTTGACCCCGCCCTTGGTTTCCTTTTTGCCCCACTTGAGCTCCTGCTCATGACCGCACTCGCGGCAGGGGACGTGCCAGTGCTCCTGGGAGCCGTCGCGGAAGGCGCGGTCCATCATGTCGCCCTCGTGGTCGGGCGTGGAGATCATGAACTGCTTGTAGTTGTGCGGATAGGAGCGCGTGCGCTTGCTCACCATCTCCAGCGTGCCAGGCTTCCAGGAGCGGATTTCGTCGAGGAAGAGGTAGCGATACGGCAGGGACTGCAGCGCCATTTTGGTATCGGCACCGGCAATGCGGAAGTAATGGCCGCCGAAGTAGAGGTGGAGCTTCTTCTTCTTCTGGCGGTCGTTCGGGATCTGCTTCGCGAGCGCGGGCGTGTTTTCAAAGAACGGCCAGAGGTAGGCCTCGGCCATCGCCACGGCTTCGGGCTTCGACTTCGTGACCCACAGCATGGGCCCAGCGTCTTCGAGGAACGACCAGCCGGCGCAGAAATACATGAGCACCGTTTTGGTGGACTGCGCGGAGCACTGGCAGGCGATGTTGTGGATCGCGGGATCCGCATACGCCTCCATGATGGCGTGCTGGAACTTTAGGTCGGGGTCGGGGTCGGAGCCGTTGTGGAGCTTGAAGTGGCGCTGGGCGTAGAGCCAGGGAGCGACATCCGCAGGAGGTCGGAGAGCGTCGAGGAGAGCTGCCTCCAAAACGGTTTTTTTTTTACCGACTCCGGAATAGCGATGGAGGCGAGCGTCTCATCGACCACGGCACCAATGCGCTTCGTGGCCTCGGGCACGGACTCGCCAACGACCGACGGGCCGAGGCGGTGCTTGATGGCACGCATGGCCTGCGACAAACGCGACATGACCTCGGTGAGCACCTGCGTGCATTCTTCGAGGTCGATCTTACGGCCTTGCAGCTCGTCGAACTCGATTTCCTTCATGCGCAGATCGAGCAGCGCGAGCTTTGACTTCGTGGTCTCCAGCGCGGAGGCGGGTTCCTTCACGCGCCCGGAGCGTCCGGTGCGCTCCATCCACGCGGCCCACGACTTGACATTGTAGCGTCCATCCGGCGTGGCTCCAGGAGGTGCCTGCATGCCGGTGATCTTCAGCCAGCGCTGAATGGATTTGCGATCGGAGACTTTGAGCTTCGCCGCGAGGTCAGACTGCGAGGTGGCCCATTCTTCCTCGCCAACGGTGGACATCGTTTCGCCAGCG